CGAAAAAGAAACGACCGGCATGATAGGGTGCTTGATCACGTTCAACCTTGACGACCACGCGACCAATAGAGGCAAGACGCGCGAGAGGGTACTCGACATCACACTTGGCATTGGTGATCATGTCGTCACCTTTCTGTAAGACGAAAGCGTTTTCAACGCCCACATAGGTAGCGGCAATGACCGTTAACATATGGATGATGTTACGTATCAAAGTGAACGGATCACCACTGGCCAGGTTATACGACATGACACCTTCATAGGAACCGGCAGCCGACCGCACTTGCATCTCTTCACAACTTTTGAGATAAAGCGCCATTACCTCGTCGTCAACGCCGCAGAGACTAGCGACGTAACTGAAGACCAGCAGCAGTACCGGATCGTGGGCCTGATCTTGACGACTGATATCGAATTGGACATTGAATTCAGCGAAGGCGTCAGTAGCCCCATCACGGTAAAGCACGGCTGCTAACTCTTCATCCGAGTAACCAAAATCTGCATAAACACCGGGGCGTAATAAATCCGGGAGGTTTGCATAAATCTTCTTGGCCGCATCAGCGAAATAGACGGAGTAACTCGCTGAGTTCGTTGTAACACCCTGCCCGTATGGTAACGTGGCGGCAAAACCGGGCGTACCAGCCTTACATTTGGATTGCGTCTTTGCGAAGCACCTGCGCTCGAATGTGGAAGCATTTTCGCCCAACGCTGGGCCGTCGAGCAGAGAGAGAAATGATTGCGAGCGAGTTCTGAACCACTGGGCGATAGAATCGGAACCTTCGAAGATGTAAATATCAGCTGATTCAGCTAAATAAACATCTTTGAACCTATTGAACAGGCGTTCTGCATCACCGAAACAATTTTTATATGGTCGCCAACGCTGCCTATTTGAGAACTGCCGCTCATGCACATTGCGTATATCAGTCCAAGCGCAAGATGATAATTGAATATCGCACAATTTATGACTCTCCTCAAACTTTCCACGCATCACGGCGTTCTTGACAAGCAGTCCGGGTTCACCGATACGCTTTAACCCCTCGGCTTCGCCTAGATTAAAATCGAGAAAGTCAGCTGAATCAGCTGGCAAGTCGAAATTTGTGATTGAGTAAACGAAGCCTTGTAGTTCGTCATCGG